GTCGCCCTGGGTAAGCTCCCCCTGGCGGCGGTAGCATCCCATGGAGGCGTTCCAGTCGTAGAGGGTACCCTGATACACCAGGTGGTGGCCGGCAACCAAGCAGCGCAGTTCCAACGGCACATGCGAGTAGAGCGCCTCGCGGAACGTCGCGCCCGCCCGGCGCGCGTCGAAGTGCCGCCAGCGGACCACGCCTACATTGGTGGGTCCGCTGGGGTGCGCAAACTTCAGACCTCCTGTCTCGACCCACTTGACCACCATTGCGGCTATCTCCTCGGGTGGGGCGCCCGTCAGCTCCAAGCGGTGCGCTTTGGCGGCATAAACCACGCGGCGGTCGCGTTGAGCGGTGGCCGGCGTCTGGTCGGCGCGCGGGCGCCGTATGATAGGTCGGTCCTGCTCGCGCGCCGGGTCCATCTCGCGTGCTTGGGCCAGGTCCAGCCGCGGGTCGTCGCTTTCCACGTCGTGGGACAGCGCCTCGCCGCAAGACGCGGAACGCGGGTACCGCTGGGTGAGGCGCGCCAGCTCCAGTTCCTCCTCCCCACCAGGGAAGTCGTAGAAGCGGCCGGTGCGCCACACGAGCGCGCGGGCGTGGTTAAGCGCGGTGGGGGTCTTGCCACGGGGTTTGACGTAGGCTTTCCACGTGGGGCTCCAGAACATCACGCACCCATCGAACACCAGCACGTCGTCGGTGCACATCGCCACCTTCTCGGGGTCAACGTGGCCGATGATTGCCACCGTCCGGTTGGTTATCCACTGCCCATTGATGCGCCGGTACAGCGGGCGGCTCTTCACTGCGTCGTATGCTGTCGACCGTCCGCCATGGGCTAACCAGGCGCCAAGGGCCTGGTAGCGGTCATGCTCGTTGCCCGACCTCAAGGCGTCGTAGTAACGGTTCGCCGCGTCCCGACGGCGCTGAACCTTTGTGTTGCTTCTTACGGCCATCGGGGTGTCTCACAGTGTTAGGGTGGGCGCACTATACTGCTATGGGATTAGGTGCGCAAGCGTTAGGTGCCCCTAAATGTTGGTTAGAGTATGTTAAATTGCACTTCGTTAAAAAGGCTGATTTTTTGCAGAGAGATAAGGGGCTAAGTCGTTGGCTGGCAACGACGGGAGGGAAGTAGCACCGCGCTGTCGATTCTTAGCGGGGGCGTCTGCCGTTTTCACGTGAATTTTTCGGGCTGGTGTGTACGATATCACGCAAGAAAAGGAAGGGAAATTTGAGCCCCACAAACGTATATATTCCTTATTTACATGAAATATTATATAATATATATAGCTAATTCTTTCTCTTCAATCACTTACTGGCGTATCCAAGCACACTCGCACTCCCAGGGGAAAGGCCGTGAGGATTTTAGGGACGCCAATTATAGTAGAGATTTTGAGTCACCCCCCCGTTTTGCCCCGATTTTCTCCCCAAAACCCCACTGGCACCATGCCCATCATGCCGATTTAACGAGAACTCCCTAACGCGTTGGTGACTTGTTAGAACCATAGCCACGCAACTTAGGAGTTCCTACCATATCCACTCACGTTTCTGTGTTACGTTCCTCCCTGGCACGTTTGCACGTTCCCGCGATTCGGCGCGCAAACGGGCAGCGTTCAGCTCCCGAACATAGGCCAGGTACTCTGGCAAATCGCAATCGACCACGAAGTCGCCGACCAGGGGGGTGTCCTTAAATTGGTATGTGGCTGCGGGCTGGAACATGGCAAGCGCTCCATGAGAAGTTTTGGGGGGGTGCCGTCCGTGGCTGGGGGGTGTCCTTAAACTGGTATCTACGCAGGCCGCGCGAACCGCGGATGCACGAAGTGAACCTCCGCCTTGACCGCGCGAAAGGCCCAGATGAAGTACAACTGCTGGGGGGTCATGTTGGGTGTCCTGTGAAGTAGGGCCGTCCGTGGCTGGGGGTGTCCGTTGGGGAGATAGTATGTAGATGGGCTGGTTTGACCGTTAAGCGTTCGCCAAGCGCAAGCTACCACCCAATGTGTGAACCGCGCGTGCCGGGTGCAGCCGGATGAAAGCACGCGCGGGGTCAGCGGGGTCAGTCGCCGCTAGACTGGCAAGGTGTCGCCCTTGCCGGGGCGCGGCCGTCCGTGGCCGGTGTGAAGTCCTAAGCAGCCTTGGCGACCTTGGAGACCAGCTCGATCGCAGCCGCCGGGGCGATACCGTGGGCGTTCAGCCGCTTGAGCATCGCGGCGACCACCTTCTCGGGGTCGAAAACTTCCTCGGCGGGTTTGGCGTTCCACTTGTCCCAACGGACCGTAGACATCTTGCCCCAGATCGCCACCAAGTCTAGTTTGCCGGCGGTTTCGGACCAACCCTCGCGCATCTTGAACCGCCCCTTGGTGGTGTCCCAACGCACCAGATCGCCCAGCCCGAGATGAGCGCGCAGGTAGCCCCAGACAACTTGGCCGTCGCCATGCACAAGGTAGGAGTCGCGCTTGGAGTCGGCGTCGCCCTTGTCGAATACGACCTTGTGCTTGATCAATTCGCCGGCGCGGAAGATCGCGGACAGCCAATCGGGGTTGCCCTTAATCAATTGGCCAATGGAGGCGACCAGCGCCATGTGCAGTGCATTCTTGGCGCCCTTGTATTCCATGGCGAGTTTGATCGCCTCGCGCAGCGTGAGATTGGATGGGTCGGACGTGACAACAGAAGGAAGGTTGGACACGGTAAACTCCTATGCGCAACGATGCGCGTTAAAGCCGGACTTGGGCATGAGATTTCGGTAGGCAACCGTCGGAACATGAACAGCGTGACCCTTGATAACGCTGGACTTTAGCGTCTCGCGTATCGCCGACCGTTCAGCCGCGCTATATCCGTTAGCGCGCGATGTTTCGGCATACTTCGCCATGCGGCGCAATTGCTTCGCGTTCATGGTGCGATCCTATGTTTCGGGGTAACTCATTCAGACCGGGCTACCAATACCCGGTGACATATTTAATACTCCGCCATTGCCTATCGGGTTGGATACCGCTCACCATGCTGGAAGTCTCGCCATGGTGCAGGCTACCCGTTACCCTTGCTTTGTCATGCGCGGGCCTGAAAGTCTCGGGCAGCAACACGCTGGGCGTGAACTGGCTTCGACCATCGAACGGGAGGGTAAGAGAGCCGGTTCCGGTGCTGGCCTATCCGTGCCTACCTGGTGCGCTTGTCTCTTACACCCTAGGCACCGTGTAAACCCCCCACCCAGGGACCGAGGGGGGGACCCCCACCGCCCCCCTCCCCACGCCTGCGTCCCATAAAATTCCATTTTTTGGTCGGTTTTCGTAGAATTTTTCTTTTGTGTTAGGTATGCTTCCGCCTCACAACCACCTAACGCTACGCCTCACAGATGCTAAAGACGGGAATCTACAAGATCACCGACACCACCACTGGAACGTTCTACATAGGGTCGTCGAAGCATATCAGGCGCAGGTGCAGCAACCACCGAGGGGATTTGCGGCGCGGCGCCCACCCCAACCGGTACCTACAGCGCGCGTGGAACAAGCACGGCGAGCAAGCGTTCCGGTTCGACACCGTCCTCTTATGCGCGGAGCGTGACCTGCTGTTTTTCGAGCAGCGGTGCATCGACGCGCTGGCGCCGGGGTTCAACCTGATGAAAGTGGCCACCGGCGGCGGGTGGGCGCACGAGCAGGGGTCGAAGGAGGTGTTCGCTGCCAAGTCGCGCGCCTTATGGCAGGACCCTAGCTATCTGGAGAAGCAGCGCCCGCACCTGGTGGAGAAGCAGTTGGTACGCGAGCAAGCGCAGGCTGCGCGTAAACGACGGCAGGCGGAGCGCCAGGAAGAACTGGAGGCGGGGTATGAAGCGCAGCGCGTGGCGGGGCGAGCGCGGCGGCAGGCGAAACGAAAAGCGGAGCGCGCGGAGAGGCGAGAGCGGCGGTTGGGGCGATGTGTGAGTATAACGTGGAAGGGGAAGGCGTATACTGTATCGGAGTTAGCTACCGAGTTAGGCGTGAGCGCTGGGTGTATTTACGCCCGCGTCGCGCGATCCGGCAACGACATCGAGCGGTTTGGGTTTGGGTTTGGGTTTGGGGTTGAGCGCGTCGCGAAACCTCCCGTGGGGGCGGCGAATATGAATGCGAAGAAGGTCACGTTCCGCGGTGAGACGAAGCTGCTGTCCGAGTGGGCGGCGGAGGCCGGGGTGACGCCGTCAGCAGTAGCCGGTCGACTGGACCGTGGGTGGGATATGGAGAAGGCGCTCACCGCCGAGCGACAGCTCGTGTGCAGGAAGGCCAAGACCTACCCGTTCAGGGGGGAGGAGAGGACGACGCAGGAGATCGCCGACGCGTTGGGGATCACCGCCGCGACCGTGCGAAACCGGATGAAGGAGGGGTTGGCTCCGGACGAGATAACCGGCGAGCGCCGCTGCCAGACCATAGAGTACCAGGGGGTGTCGCGATCGCGTGCGCAGTGGGCGGACCACTTCAAGATAAAGCCCGCGCGGCTGGAGTACCTTGTGAGGCGGTATCAGGACATCGACGTGCTGTTTGAGGGCCTGGCGATGGTGCGAGATTTTGACGAGGGTGAAGCGTCCGCCTAATCCCTCGACCATAAAAAAGCCCCGCTTTCGCAGGGCTCAGGGTTCCGATCCACCGGTAAAAAGACCGTACTACCGCGCTCCGGCCTTCGGTTTGGTTGCGGTGAAGAGTCGCAGACGCAAAAGGAAAGGTGTAGGAGCCGCGGGATTATACCAGGTCGCCAGCTTCCCGGTGCGCACCGCGCAGAAGCCCGAGGGCGCCGACAGATGCGTCACCCATGGCGGACCTCCTTACCCTCGACGAACGCCTTGCGATCCGCATGCTCGGCCTTCTTGCCGACGTTGAAGGCGCTCACCGGCCGGTGGTAGCCCATAACGCGGGTCCAGACCTCGCACCTGGTGCGACCTTCGTTCGACTGCTCGACGCTCATACTCACCTCGGCAAAAAGATGCCCGCGGATTTCGCCGCGGGCGAGGAGGACACGACTTACACACGACCAAGAATGCGCTATTATGGCACCCTCACGAGTCACTCACAAGTAGCCTCACGCATGCCAGCGCTCCCCCACATCCCCGTCGATAAGCTCCCAGACAAGTTCTTCCTGGACGTGGCGATCGGTGTGCAGAGCTTCGAGGTGCTGTGCAACATCTACGAGATCGACGCGGCCCAGGCGTCCACCTTGGCGACCGACGCCGAGTTCGTCCACCGGCTGCACATCGCCGAGCAGGCCGTGGCAGATGAGGGGACGGCGTTCCGCGCGCGTTGCCGCACCATCGTGAACGATGCGCTGCCGGCGATGGAGGGCCTGATGCGCGACCCGAACACGCCGCCGTCGGTCCAACTGGAGACCTTCAAGTCGCTGGCCAAATTCGGAGCGTTGGAGCCCAAGCAGGAGAAAGAGATGGGCACCGGCACCCAGTTGGTACTGACCATAATCGCCCCCGACGGTACCCCGGTGGTGAACATCGGCGCCAGCCCCCAGGCCGCGGCGTTACCGGCCCCCCGTTACCACCCAGCCCCATCGGCTGATCTGGTCGAGGCCGAATGGACCCCGGCCCCGCGCGAGCTGCCGGCCAGTACCCGCGACCTCGGGTTTGCCCTATGAGCTTCCGCGCCACGCCGACGATGTGGGCGGCGATGCAGGACCCGAGCTTCGTGCGTCTCCTTGCTGGGGCTGTGGGGTCTGGGAAAAGCGTGTGCCAGTGTCACACCCTGGTGCAGATGGCGATGCAGCAGGCCCCCAACGCGGAGGGCGTGCGCAAGACCCGCACGGCGATCGTGCGCAACACCGCCGACCAGCTCAAGAGCACCACACAGAAGACCTTCTTCGATTGGTTCCCGCCGGGGGTGTGGGGGACGTTCAAGGTACAGGACCAGACCTTCGTGATGGACCACGACCTGGCTGACGGCACGCGCATGCACGCCGAGTTCATGTTCCGCCCGCTCGACACCCCCGACGACGTGGCCCGCGCGCTGTCGCTGGAGCTGACGTTCCTGTGGGGCAACGAGTGGCGCGAGCTGCACCCGAAGGTGGTCGACGGGCTGCTGATGCGCCTGCGCCGCTACCCGAGTGCGAAGGACGGCGGGCACACCCGGTCGTGCGCGCTGTTCGATACCAATATGCCAGACGTGGACACGTGGCACCATACACAGATGGAGGAGCCTCCGTCGAACTGGTCTATCCATGTCCAGCCCCCGGCGATCCTGTCGCTCCAGGAGTACCTGGCCCAGGAGGGCGCCGAGCCCGACGCCGACCTTGCGACGCCCGATGCCCGCGGTAGCCTGTGGTGGGTCAACCCGCGCGCCGACAACCTGGCGAACCTGGACCCGGAGTATTACCCAGGCATCATCCCTGGTAAGAGTCTGGACTTCATCGACGTGTACCTGCGCTGCCGCTACGGGCGCAGCCTGTCGGGTCTGCCGGTCTACGACAAGACCTTCAATCCGGAGTTCCACGTCGCTAAGACGCGATTCTCCCCGCTACGCTCGGCCGACCACCCGGTGATCCTGGGGCTCGACTTCGGTCGTACCCCCGCCATGACGCCGATGCAGCGCAACGCGTTTGGGCAGTTGGTGATCCTCGACGAGGTGGACGGGGAGAACATGGGGATCGACACCTTCCTGCGCACCAAGGCGATCCCGCTGCTGTCGTCGCCCGAATACGCTGGGTGCACCTTCCTGTTCGCCCCCGATCCGGCCGGCTGGTTCAAGCAGCAGATCGGCGAGGTGTCCCCAGTCGACATCGTCAAGGCCGCCGGGTTCAAGGTGGCGCACGTGGAGACCAACGACCCGGAGCGGCGGATCGAGGCGGTCGAGCGCGAGCTGGATCGGCACATCGGCGGCAAGCCGGCCCTGATCGTCAACCCCGAGTGCAAGGAGCGCATCAAGGGGTTCCGCTACGGCTACCGGTTCAAGCTCAATAAGGGCGGGGTGCAGGACAACCGACCCGACAAGAACAAGTTCAGCCACGGGGCGGATTCGATTCAGTACGGGGTAATGGTGGCGACCGGTGGGCAGGCCGGCGCCGGGGCGCGGCTTCCGAGCCGGCGCGATGTCAAACAGGTCAGTGCGGGAGGGTGGACATGACCGCGATTGCCCCCTTGACAAGATTATGTTAAGTCGTACACTCACGTAAGCCGTGTGTGAACCTCACACGGAGACTCACAACCCGCGAGGTGCCAATGGCCAAGCCCGCTGCTCCCGCTTCCCCCAAGAAGGGCGGCAAACCCAACCCGTTCAGCTCCAAGTCGACTCCCGCGAAGGGTTGGCCGGCGGCCAAGGGTAAGAAGAAGGGCAAGGACGGCTGCGGCCCCGGCTGCTAACCATGGAGGGCCTCGCCCCCTTCGCCTCGATGGCCCTGCTACCGGTGCGCTCGCTGGCGCAGATGGAGCAGGACGCGCGCGCGGAGAACACGCGGCGCCAGGCCCGCCCAGTGGTGCAGGCCCTCGCCGGCCACGTGCGCAAGCGGTGGGAGGCGGCGAAGCGAGCGAAGGTCGACGTCGAGGCGCGGATGGCCGACAACCTGCGGCGGCGGCGCGGCGAGTACGACTCGGCCAAGCTCGCGGAGATCAAGCAGTTCGGCGGGTCCGACATCTTCCTCGGCATCACCTCGGTGAAGTGCCGCTCGGCTGCCGCCTGGCTGCGCGAGACCCTGCTTGGGGTCGGTAACGACCGCCCCTGGCAACTTGATGCGACCCCCGTCCCAGAGCTACCGCCCGACGTCATGCAGGCGCTCCGTGCCAGCCTGGAGCAGCAGCTCATGGCGGCACTCCAGGGCGGGACCCGGTTCGACCAGGAGACGCTGCGCGCCGCTGCCCAGGGTATGAAGGACAAGGCCCTGCGGGAACTGCGCGAGCAGGCCAAGCAGCGGGTCGAGCGGATGGCGGATCGGATCGAGGACCAGCTCGTCGAGGGCGGATGGACCAGTGCGCTATCGCAGTTCATCGACGACTTAGTGACCTTCCCCGCGGCTATCGTCAAGGGGCCGGTCCCGCGCAACCGCAAGCAGTTCGAGTGGACCGACGGCGCCCTGACGGCGGTCGAGAAGCTGCAACTGGAGTGGGAGCGGGTCGACCCGTTCATGTTCTACCCGGCGCCCTGGGCCACCAGCGTCGACGACGGCCCGATGATCGAGCGGCACCGGCTGACCCGCGACGACCTCCAGGCAATGGTTGGGGTCGAGGGGTACGACGACGCGGCGATCAAGACCGTGCTCGCCGACTTCGAGGCCGGCGGGCTGCACGAGTGGTTGTGGGTCGACGCGGCCAAGGCCGACGCCGAGGGCAAGCTCTATAGCGCCGCGGCCTGGTCCGACGAGGACTTGATCGATGCCCTCCAGCTCTGGGACTCGGTGCCGGGGAAGCTGCTGGTCGACTGGGGGCTCGACGCCGCCGAGATCGACGACCCCTTCAAGTCCTACCCCTGCGAGGTGTGGCTGGTCGGGTCGACGGTGATCCGGGCGGTGCTCAACTACGACCCACTGGGGCGCAAGGGCTACTACGCCACCAGCTACGAGAAGATTCCTGGCGTGTTCTGGGGTAACTCGGTGGTCGACCTGGTGCGCGACCCGCAGGACGTGACCAACGCCGCGGCCCGCGCGCTGACGAACAACATGGGGATCGCCTCCGGCCCCCAGGCGGTGGTCGATGTCTCCCGGCTCCCGCCGGGCGAGGACATCACCAATATGTACCCATGGAAGATTTGGCAGACCTCCGACACAGACTTCGGTGCGAGCAGCTCGGCCAAACCGCCGATCACCTTTTTCCAACCCAACTCCAACGCGGTCGAGCTACTCACCGTGATGGAGAAGTTCGGCGCGCTCGCCGACGAGTACAGCGGCATTCCCAAGTACATGACCGGCGAGCACGTGGCCGGCGCCGGCCGAACCAGCTCGGGCCTGTCGATGTTGATCAACAACGCGGCCAAGAGCCTGAAGCACGTCGTCGGCAACGTCGACCAAGACGTGATCGCGCCGATGCTGGAGCGCATCTATCAGCACAACCTACGCTACGCCCCGAACCCGGACGACATCGGCGACGTGAAGATCGTCGCGCGTGGGGCGATGAGCCTGGTGAGTCGCGAGGCCGCTGCGGTACGCCGCAACGAGTTCCTCCAGACCGTCCTCACCAGCCCCCTGGCCCAGCAGATCGTCGGGCTGAACGGCGCGGCCGAGTTGTTGCGCGAGAACGCGCGCCTGCTCGACGTCAACCCCGACCGCATCGTCCCGTCGCGCGAGGACATGGTCGCGGCCCAGGCGGCGCTGCAACAGCAGGCCGCGGCCCAGCAGGTGCCGCCCCCCGTGCCAGGCACGCCCGGAGCCCCACCGCAGCAGGGCATGCCGGGGTCCGCGCCGACGCTACCCGATGGCTCGCTGGAGGGTGGGCGCGACAGCAACTTCGTCTCCCCGCGCCCCAGCGGTACCTAACAACGACATCGCAACTCGGTTGACAGATGTCA